GAACTTAAACCAAGGAGGATAAATGCAAAAGACGTTTTTAAAGTTACGAGCTTACAAAAACGATAAACCAAAAGGCCCAAAATATTCATGGAAAAAGTTTAAGCTAGAACAGCCTATTACTTTGGAAGCAGGCGAATATGATATTGATATTTGGGAAAACTGGAGAGAGAAAAAGGTTGATGATAGAGGCAATAAGCAAGAGCAAGAATATCTTACTGTTGAGATCAAAGAACCTTGGAAAAAACCAGATAGTCAAGCTACAGGAACTCCTGCAGATGACATGGATGATAATATACCCTTCTAATGGCCATAGAGAAGCTTACAAGGGTAAAGTTTGTTAAATGGGGTACAAGGGCCTCGGAAAGTGAAAACACCACTCCAGAGCCTTTAAAAACGATTTTCTTCTATGTTGAAAACGAGGAGGATATTGAAACCCTATTTAACACTAATTTAGATAACGTACATTTGGAGAAAGATGGCGAAGTTAAAAAGCGATAAAACACACCCAGTTGTAAAATATGGTGGAGTAAGGATGCTGCAAAAAAGAATAAAACGCAGCGAAGTCATAGACCACAATAAGGATGCTGTGGCCCAGGAACTGGTGGATTTATCCTTATCCGATATTACCGATATTATTGATTGGGAAGAAGGTAAAATCAGATTAAAGGAAATCAAAGATATTCCTAAAAAAGCTTTGAGATCTATTAAAAAGATTAGAGTTTATGGAAAAGATAATTCTAATTTTGAAGTGGAAATGCACGATAAAATCCGAACCCTACAAACTGTAGCCAAAGCAGCAGGATTATTAGAACAGGAAAAATCAGATGATGATAAACCTGCAGTTATTGGTATAAAGATTGAAGGGCCAGATAGAGTTGAAATTAAGGAGATGAAATATGTCAAGAAGGAGAATGACCAAGGAGGAAGTGGACAGGATCACAGTATTGATGTTGAAGACAGCGACCAACGACAAGAGATTGGCAACGAGGATCGGCCTGCAGAAGAATGAGTTAAGGCATTTGTTTAATGGTCAAAGACTTGAGGATGATAGTAGGATCAAAGCTCTGTTTAATTTTTTAGAAGGAGAAGTCCATAGACAGAACTTGGATAATATGCGAAAGAATGGATTATGAAGTTTTTTTTGGTTTTGTATTTATGCAGCATGATTACTGGCCAATGTACTGACCATCATATTCCAGGATATACTTTTAAAAGTCATTATGATTGTGCAATAGCAGGCTATGCTTTTTCACAAGAAGCTTTAAAAGCTTTAGCAGAAGATCAATATTATTTTGGAATAGAAAAAATTAATGAACAAAGATTAGCAATAAAATTTGAATGTAGAGAATTTAAAGGTGCGTAAAAAGAAAAATAAACAATGGTTGCTTTGGAATATTTATCACACCATACTTGCTTTACTACTTGCAGGATTATTAGTTATTGAGTTGATAGAGCTTATATGGATGATCTAAAATTTAATTTTAAAAAATCTCCAACTGTTTATGAATTCCTCCAGGACAACAGTTTTGTTAGAGGAATAGTTGGGCCAGTTGGATCTGGAAAATCTTATGCTTGTGCTGCAGAAGTTTTTATGCGTGCAGTAAAACAAAAACCATCTCCAAAAGATGGAATTAAATATTCAAGATTTGTAATTGTTAGAAACTCATATCCAGAGCTGCGAACTACAACAATTAAAACTTGGCAAGAAATTTTCCCAGAAAATATTTGGGGAGGCATGAGGTGGTCGCCTCCTATTTCTCATCATATAAAATTACCTGCAAGAGAAGGAGCTGCAGGAATTGATTGCGAAGTTATATTCCTAGCATTGGATCAGCCTAAAGATGTTAGAAAACTTTTATCACTAGAACTTACAGGAGCTTGGGTAAATGAAGCTAGAGAATTACCTAAACAAGTTATTGATGGATTAACACACCGAGTTGGAAGGTATCCTTCTAAAGCAGATGGTGGCCCTTCCTGGAGAGGAGTGTGGATGGATACGAACCCAATGGAAGACGATCATTGGTGGTATGATATTTCTAAAAAAGGAAATTTACCAAAAGGAAAATTTGCTTGGAAATTTTATGAGCAGCCTGGAGGAGTAAGAGAAGTTACACAAGATGAATTACCAGAGATGCCTGAAGCTAATGGATTTATTTTTTCTGCAGGAAGTTGGTGGAAAGAAAATGAAAAAGCAGAGAACATAAATAATTTACCAGATGGATACTATACACAGATCCTTGCAGGAAAATCTAAAGATTGGATTAGATGTTATGCTGAAGGTAAATATACTTTTGTCCAGGATGGCAAACCAGTTTGGAGTGAATATGATGATAGCTCTATGTGTGTTGAACGATTAGAACCAGAGCCTGGTGTACCGATTGTAATTGGATTAGACTTTGGTTTAACTCCTGCTGCTGTCTTTGCTCAAAGACTTGGTAATGGTAGATGGCACGTGCTGCATGAATTAGTAACCTTTGATATGGGCCTAGAAAGATTTGGTCAAATATTAAAATCAGAAATAGAAATAAAATTTCCAAAATTTGATTTATCAATATGGGGAGATCCTGCAGGTAGCTCCAGGGATCAGATCTATGAAGTTACTGCGTTTGAACATTTAAAAAGTTTAGGGATCATGGCAAAGCCAACTGCAACGAATGATTTTAAAACTAGACGTGAAGCTGTTGCAGCTCCTATGACAAGATTGATCCAGGGCAAACCAGGATTTTTAATTGATAGCAGATGCAGCAGAACTAGAAAATCTTTAGCAGGAGGTTATCACTATAAGCGAGTACAAATATCTGGCCAGGAAAGATTTAAAGATCAGCCAAATAAAAATCAACACTCCCACGTTGGAGATGCTTTGGGTTATTGTTTATTAGGTGGTGGAGAATTTAGAAGATTGACTAGACCAAATCAAACTGGATTTGTAAGAGCTGCACTTGCTAAACTAGATTTTGATTTATGGTAGATTTACAAATTGAACGAATTGAAAAACTTATGGGCCTGGATGGTGTCAATAAAAAAATTACACCTTTCCACCCCAAACATTTATGGTTGATAAATTTGCGAGAACATGAGAAGAAGTATTTTGATTACATTCCAAACTATGAAAGTTACCTGGCTAAAAATACAATTCATCATGCTTCTTACACTGGTTTCTATTTTGGCAAGCCAGTTGTTTCCTTTGGCCTACTAAATATGTTTCCAGGTGTTGCAGAAGCCTGGCTAATACCAAGCAAAGAACTAAATAATATCAGAGTTGCCTTACCCTTTCATAAAGCTACCAAGGCTTTTTTTGATAATGCTTTTGATTTATTCAATTTAAGAAGGATTGAGTGTACTGTGGATCTGACTAATAAAGATGCTTTGAAATGGATTGAAACTATGTTATTTACGAGAGATGGCATAAAACGTAAATTTGGCCCAGAGGGCCACGACTATGCCATGTATAGTAGATTAAAACAATAGGAGAACATTTATGGGAGGAATAGTATCTAAACCAAAAGCACCACCACCACCTGCTCCAGTTGAAGCTGATGTTTCTGCAAGAGAAAAAGCTGCTGAAAAAGCAGAGGCAAAACAAAGGCAAGAACTTTCAAGACGAGTAAGAGCTAGAGCTACTGGTGGAAGAAGACAATTAATTTCTCAAGCTAGGCAAGATGCAGAGCTTGGAGTGCCATTCGGTGGATCTGGAACTTTAGGCTACACTAGAAATGTCTAAAGCAAAAACTAAATACAAACGTAATCCTAAAAATAGGAAAACGTTAAAGGAGCAACGAGATGCCAAAAGTAACAAGTAAAGATGGCAAAGTAAGACACTTTGCTTATTCTAAAAAAGGAACAGCTCAAGCTAAAGCTTATGCTAAAGCTTCTGGTGGTAAAATGGAAATGGATATGAAATCTGCCATGAAAAGAAAAATAGGAAAGAAAAAATATGGCTAGTGAATATCATAAAACAAAAGATGGTAGCAAAGCTAAAAAGGGTTTGTACTATTATATGAACAGAGCCAAGAAGCAAGGTACATCTAATCCTAAATCTAAATCAACAGTTTCCAAGGATGCTTGGAAAAGAATGAAAGAAGGGTTTAAAAAGAAAGCATGATTATATTTGGACACAGCCACAAAGAGTGGGTTAGAATTTTTCATAAATGGAAATGGATGATTGGTAGTTACTTACTTGCGTTTGTTTTGGGAGCAATTATTTTCTAATGGTTGCAAAAAAATATCAAAACCCTAAAGGTGGATTAAATGAAAAGGGTAGAAAATATTTTAAAAGAACTGAAGGAAGTAATTTAAAAAGACCACAGAAAAAAGGAACAGATGGAAGAAGGGTATCTTTCGCAGCTCGTTTTTCTGGAATGAAAGGGCCTATGAAAGATAGCAAAGGTAGGCCTACAAGAAAAGCTTTGGCACTGAAAGCCTGGGGATTTGGATCAGAAGCTGCAGCTAGAAACTTTGCTAATAAAAATAAAAAGGCATAGATATGTTAGACGCAAAAAAAATATTAGAAAGAATTAAAAAAGCAGAAGGTAAAAAAGAATTATGGAGAGATATTTACCAAGAGTGTTATGAATATGCCTTACCTCAAAGAAATCTTTATGATGGATATTTTGATGGTGGTACTCCTGGACAAAGAAAAATGTCAAAAGTTTTTGATAGTACAGCTATTCATTCAGCTCAAAGATTTGCAAACAGAATTCAATCAGCTTTATTTCCACCATACAGAAAATGGGTAAGACTTCAGCCAGGTAACGAAGTACCAGAAGATAGAAAATCAGAGATCCAGGTTGAGCTAGATAAGATGAATGACAAAATGTTTTCTGTATTAAGACAAACAAATTTTGATTTAGCGATTGGAGAATTTTTATTAGATCTATGCGTTGGTACAGCTTGTATGTTAGTATTACCTGGAGATGAAATTGAACCAATTAAATTTATTTCTGTACCACAATACTTGATTGCTTTTGAAGAAGGAGCTAATGGATCTATTGAAAATGTTTATAGAAGATTAAGATTAAAAAATGATATTATAAAAAAACAATATCCAGATGCAAAAATTCCACCAGAATTTCAAAGAATTATTGATGAAAAACCAGATGAATATACTGAACTGTATGAAAGTACAATGTATGATGATAATGATGGTTTTTATCACTATTGTGTAATTTGGAAAAAAGGGCCAGAAAAAATTGTTCATAGAACTTTTGAAACTATGCCATGGATCATAAGCAGATACATGAAAGTTGCAGGAGAGATCTATGGTAGAGGCCCATTAATTACAGCTCTGCCAGATATTAAAACATTAAACAAAACAGTTGAGCTGCTACTTAAAAATGCAAGTTTAAATATTGCAGGAGTTTATACAGCTTCAGATGATGGAGTATTAAATCCACAAACTGTAAGAATAGCTCCTGGTGCTATCATTCCTGTTGCAAGAAATGATGGCCCTACAGGCCCAAGTTTAAAACCTTTACAAAGATCTGGAGATATTAATTTATCACAGTTGGTTATAAACGATTTACGAATGAACGTAAAAAAAATCATGTTAGATGAGAGCTTGCCTCCAGATAATATGAGTGCGAGATCAGCTACCGAAATTGTAGAAAGAATGAAGGAACTCTCACAAAACCTTGGATCTGCATTTGGTAGATTGATTTCAGAGGCTGTACTCCCTTTAGTTAGAAGAACCTTGGCTGTTATGAATGATCGTGAGATCATATCTCTGCCTCTGAAAGTTAATGGATTAGAAATCAAATTGCAGCCGACTTCTCCACTAGCTCTCGCACAATCAAACGAAGAAGTACAAACTGCTATGGGTTGGATGCAAATAATTCAACAGCTAGGGCCTATGGGCCAAATGGCTGT